CAGTTGTGTACAGTTTTGTTGTAGTTAAACGGTCCTTTGATAATACCTGTACCAAGCAAAGCACATTCAAACAAAGCGTGTCGCATTACAGTTACAGCGTTTGTATCTAGAAGCTGATCCTGAATACACTTCTCTAGAAAACGTGCAGATTCACTCGCAGGAGATATTTGTGGTTCTCCTGCACGGGCTGGACCTTCCTCTAGATTTGCTCCTTCGTAACGATCTGCTAAACCTGCTAAAGGTGTAGCTTCCATAGCGCCCGGAAGCAATTCTCGTCCATCACCCGGAAAACCAATAGGGTCTTCTTGTTCAGGTTGCTGTGACGGGTTCTTAGATAGATGAGCAAACTCCACAATACCTTCAGGCACTGGAGTTGACTCGACTGAAATGGGAAACTTATTTTGTGAAAAAAGAATGTCTACGATCTGACCGTAAGCGGCAAGAACTTTTGTTTTTGTAATTTTAATAAAAACTTGACTTCGTTCATTCTCACGGTACTGTGTAGAAGAGTCATAGATACCGCGATAATTCTTGTAAGCCTGTAGCCATCTTTCTTCATCAGGAAGCCTTCCAGTTTCAGCGTCTTCAAAACGAGACTGAATGGTTCCAACAAGTTCATACTTGTCTTCTTGCTTCATTTAAATGCAACTTTCGTTGTGTAATACAAAATTAACTGTCGGGGTTGTACTCAGCCATTTTACCGAGAACACTTTCGTCTACATGCTTGCTACCCGATTCTGACGGAAAAGCTTCAGTCAAGGGGTAGTTGCGCTTAATTACAGTGTCGAACTCAAGCGGTTCGCGATAGAGAGCCGATTCGTTAGCATCGGACATTTCGCCCTGCTTCGACATCTGACCCGAAATGTAATTAGCACCGTACATTTGTTTGTTTCCTTCAGGCATAATATAGTTTCCTTATGTTGTTTGTCAATTACGACGATTAAATATCTGTGCAGCTTGTGCTGCCATTCTTGCTTTTCTAGCTTCCATAGAATCTATTTCACTTGTGTCTATATCTACATCTTGTAAAGTTTCTGCAAGACGCATTCTTTCTAGTTCTGGAGTAGTGGGGTCTAATTCTGTAAGATCAGCTTGTTCTGCCCTCATTCGAGAGGGAGCGTCAAAAGCTCTTGCTGCCAAACCTTCTCTATTTGCTTTTATATCTGCAAGAGCAGTTGTGCGTTCTGCCATATCAGGGGATAATCTTTGAGAAGACGCAGTTTGCATTCTTTCTAAAAGTTCTGTATCACTAAGTTCAGAAGTAGGCGTACCTCTAATCTCCTCTACTGGATCAAGAGTTGCAAAACCTGTAGGCTTCGCGGCCATAGCCTCGTCAATAACCGTAGTTGCTAATCCAAAGGCACCTCCAAGAACAGCAGGTATTTTCTTTACAGCAGCTTTTGCTAATCGTGATCCAGACCTACGTATTCTTTCTGAATTAGATAAAGGCTCTAACGTTTCTGCCTCTGGTGAAGAGGGTGTTTCTATATTTAAAGCTTCAAGTTGTTTTTGTAATATTTCGTTTGCATTAGCCTTTTGCATTGCAGGAGAGGCAGCTTCAGGTTGTTGTGCATACGTTACACTTGGTGCTTGTTCAGGTTGATTTAAAACTAATTTGATGTTATCAATAAAATTATTTAAATTTGATTCTGTAGAAAGATCACCAGAAATACCTGTCATACTTTTGTACGTATTAAAAGCATTATCAAGGTCTTGTTGAGATTTAAAAGTTTGTAAAATATCTTCAGACTGATCTGGAAAAGCTAATCTAATTCTTTCTTTAAATTCAGACCTTGTTTCAGTAGGAGTCTGTAAAGCTTGTTTTGCAGCTTCTGCACCTAGAACATCAGGATCAGCAGTATCCGTGTACCCTGCTAGTTGAAAAGTCACATTAAAAATATCTGAAGAGATATTTCTTCGATCTGTTAGACCTGCTCCTTCAACTATGTTTCTTTCTACAAGCTGTATAAGTTCTGTAGGTGTTAGTGGTTTATCAGTTGTTTTTCTAGCACCTCGCCCTGCGTAAGCTCTGACACCTACGCCTGTAATACCAAATTGTTGAGTCAGTTTAGCGTCACTTAGCTTTGTAGAGTGTCCTGCTATATTTGATAAAGCTAGACCCGTGTTTCCGGGCATAACCACCATATTCAAATATGCAATTTTTCTTAAATCTTTAAAATTTGTAATTGGCCTGTCTAATATACCTTCATCAGCCATTGATTTTGTAGCTTCTGCTACACCTTTTAATGCTTTTCCAACTTCTTTATTAAAAGCATCGGCTTTCTGACCTTTTGGACGAAATAAGTATTCTCTAGTAGGGTTTCCGTCTGCATCTGTATTTGCATTTCTTATTTCCGTAAGAACTGCTTGTAAATAAGGAGTAAGTTTTACGTCTACGTACCTTTTTTGACCAACTTTTTGACCTTCTTCTGGAATTTTAATAGTGCTTCCATCTTCAGACAGATAAGCATATTGCCCTCCGGGCGCTTCATTCATTCTTAAATTAGTTATATTTTTGGCTCTAAATGGAATGATAGAATTTAAAAGAATAGCAGCTTTTACATCTTTATTATCTACATTTTGTAAACCCTGTTGAAAAGCACTGAAAGTTTGTTTAACATTTTCAGGTCCGTAGTCTACTGCTAGACCCTTACCCTCTAGACGTTTTTTTTGTGTAAATACTCTAGAGCCTCCAAGAATGGAAGTAAGACCTCTATCATCTAGATACAGTCTCCTGCCTGTCGTTTCATCTTTAACATCTGCTGGTCCTTCACTAGCACCTATCAAAGCAGCTTGTGTATCAATGGCAAAAGCTCCCTGACGTAAAGCTTTTGCTCTTCCGGGAGGTTCTGTAAACTCTCTACTAAGATTATATTTTGTTTGCGCTTCTGGAGTTACTACATCTTTCCAAAGAGTGTCTAGAGATTCATTATTCTTTTTTAATTGATTGGTTAACTCTGTCCAATCTTTCATAAAAGTGTCTGGAGATGGTGAAGGCCCAGTTCCTGTTGGTGCAAAAGGAGCGTTTGAATTAAACGGAAAGGACTCTCGTAAAAATTTCAAATCAGAATCAGCTACAAATCCTTCTGATTCTTGAGGTATCTTTAAGCCTTTATTAGCAAGAGTGAGATACATCACATCTCTTACGTTTAATGAGCCTTCTAAAGTTTTGTTAGCAAGTTTTTGTAAATGTTCTGCATGATTATGAGTAGACGAGTTTATACCTAAAGCAGAAACAATTTTCTTACCTTGAGTTACTATTGGTTTGTATTCGTCTAGTATTTTAGCCATAATTACATTTTGTGTAGAGGGTTTTTTTAATATCCAAATGTTGAATTAACTGGTTGATAGCTTTCTTGCTGTTTGATAGAATTAAACATAGAACTTGTTGCATAGCCGGTCTGACGAGTCATACACAAGTACCGTAAAGCATCGTACGCATGATCTTCTGCCTTTGTGTCCACATCCTCTGATTGTGTCTTGGAAAGTGGTAACGTAGGCAGTGTGCGTACTAGATTTGTACAAGTGCCAAAAATTCGTAAACCGGGTTCTCTTCCATCCTTTATGGTAAGTCTACGGTGAAGTTCGATTTTCCCGGCTATGCGATTTCTGTCCGCTGGCGTAAACCGTGCGCCTCTGCGAATCATTGTCTCTGCTATGCTTGGTCCTGTGCCATGTCTTGACCAACAAGAACCATCTAAAACTGATTGTGTCATTGGAGGATCGTCATACTCTAAAGACATGATGAGTTCTGCGATACTTTCTCCAGTGTGTCCCTTTTCGTAAAGTTCTCGGTATATCCAAAGATTGTTATCCCAATCTACCGCGCCCCAGAGAACGCAAGAAGGACTACTATATCCGTAATCCATTGCCCGTATACGGGGCCAATTATACGGAATTTCAAATGGTTCAACAACGTGTACGGTTCTGTCAAATTCACTAAATGCTGCCCCCTCTGCTACGTCCCAATCACCCTCTAGAAGCCTTCTGCGTTCTACTTCTGGCAAACTAAGAAGCATCGCTTCATATTCACCAGACTCTGCTAAGTAAGGGTTATCTGTAAGTCTTGCTGGTATGAACCTACGCTGAAACAGCGGTTGTTGTGTCTTTGGGTTTTTAAGTACTCTTCCCGTGTCAGGGTCAACGGCCCAGAACGGTGTGTTCGGTGGCGAAGGATCAATAAACATCTTTTTAATCCACCAACCACCTGAACCACCCGGATTCGCAGATGCTCGCATATACGTTTCCAGCGTGGGGTCTGTGGTTCTGAGGCGACTACGAAGGTAAGTCCAAACATAGGGGGTGGGGTAATGTCCCAGTTCATCGACGCCTATCCATGTAAAAGCTTGTCCTTGATATCGTGTAACGTCGTGGTCTTTATCTACGTAACTAAAGAGTGCCGTAGCGCCACTCGGAAACATCCATGTTGATTTTGATTCTCTAAATACTGCACCGTTAAAGGCGCGAGGGTAGAGTTTGCGTGATTGTTCAATAAGCTCTGTTAGCTCTGCAAGTGTACGTCGTAAAAGTAAAGCTTTATGGTTAGGATTGTCAGCATACCGCAAAAGGTCTACCAACATTGCATAGGATTTTCCACCACCCGCTGCGCCACCATACAAAACTTCTTTTTCTGGTGAAGCTAGAAAGTCCGTTTGTGGACCATCATTTGGACTAAAAATAAGTTCTGTGTCAGCTTGTAGCTGTTCTCGTACCTGTGCCGGGAGTTGAGAGATCGTTGTTTCGTCAAGTACGCCACCTTTGCCAGCGATACGATCCGATGTCTTCAACGCTTCCGATTTCTTGTTCAGCTTCTGTAGCCGTTTCTCCGCTCTCTCTAAGCTCTGTTTCTGTGCTGCGATCTTTTGGCGCTCGCTTACTTTCTTTTTTTGTACTCTTGAATACTGGTAGCGCCCTTTTTCTCCGGGTTTTAAAGGAGGTCTGCCCCTTTTCTTTTTTTGTGTATTGTCTGCTGCTTTGGTCATGTCTCAGAACCATACAAATTATTTAACTCGGCGATATGCTCTAGTTTTCTTTGCAATACGTTTTGGTTGTTTAGAATGTTGTTTGCCCTTTTTAATAGCCTGTCGCTTTTTACGTGTCGTAGCTGCGTACTCAGACGAGGATAGAGAACGAATAGCTGCGGAGGGTAGGTATCTTTCTCCGGTTGCTTTTGGGCCTTGCGTAGAGGGCTTGCCAGATTTCGTTCTCCATTTTTGTTTGCCCCACGCCTTGAGGCTTCGCTGTGACTTCTTTAAAGGCATTATCCGCGATACCCACCACCGGACGCTTTGTACCTTTTTGCCAGCATCTGTGCCTTTCGTGCGCTCCACTGTCCGGGCTTGCCGCCTTTTCCACCCGCCTTAATTTGGTTAAATAGGCGTCTTCGCATAGCGGGCTTTGTATAGTTTCCAGCCTCATTTACTCTAGATTTAGATTTAGTTGCTGGCTTTTTACGTCGCGTAGGCATTTACGCACGCTTTTTCTTACGTTTTGCAGCAGCAGGTTTCTTTTTAGAAGCGTATTTGGTCTTCTTCATCATGCCGCCTTTCGACATGTATTTAGTTTTTTTACGCATGGTTTATTCCTTGTATAAGTTGTCAAAAGTAATATCAGGGTCTGTATAGCTGTCATGTATTTCTGATGAGTGTATGTACTGGCTAGGTGCAAAATCAGGCGCTCCCTCTCCAGTGACCCACAAAGCTGGGTTTGTAACTCGTACTCTGTTATTTGGCAGTGCAACGATGTTGCCTGTCCATTTGTCAGCGTCGATAAGCTGTAGTACGTGGCTTTGTTTGTGTTGTGCAGGATCGTCGCTAATGTAGCTGTCAGTGTAATCTACAGTAAACATATAGCGTCCTTTGTAGAAATCTCCACCTATTTTACAAATCCACGGACTTGAACTAATTCTGTCCATAACGATGATGCTATGGTTTCGAGATGAACAATCCCACGGTTGGGCTAGATGTGTATCCATTCGCTCTGGTACTTCGTCTAAGCCCTCATCTGCGATTAGGGCTGTAATGGGCATTCTTGCCCACATTGCACCACCGTGTATATTTTCTTCTTCATCTATGCCCGTAAACACAACCTGAAAACTAAGACAACGGTCTGGAATTGTATTTACTGCGATAACAAGAGCGTGTAGTAGCTCTCCATGATATTCTTCGTAGTGATTATGCGTAAACTCTTTTCGTATCCAACATTTGAAATGAGGAATGTTGCTTATGAGGTAAGAAATAGCACTTCTCCTTTGTTAGCATTTCCAGCGCCTTCTTGCTTGGCGTATTCTCGAATTGGGATTGTTTCGTGTCTTGGCAGAAGAGCGTTTTAGCTGTCCTAAACTTCTAGCACAGTACGATTTACGCCGTTTTGCCGCCTTGCTCCCCGGCTTGACCTTTCCAGTCACTGCCGTTTTGAGTTTACTCCCCGGATTTGCTCTACGATGCGCTGCTACGCCAGCGCGTGTCATTCCTGCACCCTTTTTAGTAGGACGATAGTTCTTTTTTGTGCGAGGAATTGCTTTTTGTGCCATTTTATGCTCGTTTTTTCTTTCGTTTCTTCATCTTTTTGAAGTCTGCACCCGTAATTTTGTTACGAGGCGGTGCCGCGCTTGCAATTTTACGCTGTTTTCGGCTAAGTTTTTTACTTTTCATAATTATTTACGCCTTTTACGCGCTGTTTGCGCGGCTCTTTTAAATTGACCACTAGTTGGAGCGCCTTTTGCACCCGCTTTTCTCATCTTTTCGCCTGAACCTGCCTTTATTCTACGCCTTTTTGCAGCGATGTTAGCATACAAACCACGCCTAGCCACTATAGTTGGCCTTTCTAGACCCACGGGCATAGACTTTACCGCCACCCATCATCTTTTTAGCTTTTGCTTTCTTCTTTTTCTTTGGCATAACCATGCCGCCGTCCATTTTATTTTGAGCGTCTTGATCTGATACCGTTCGACCACCTGTCGTGTCCATTTTTTTCATTAAAGAATAATAAAATTTTTTATCTTCCTTTGATACAGTGCGTGCCTCATCTCCACCTTTATCCAAAAGTTCTTTAATACGCATAAACCTTTTCATGTCTGCGTCTGAAGGAATCTTTCCTGCACGTTGGTCTTTTTTCTCACTAAAATAGTCACCTAAATTCATTTTTAAATCTCCCCGTTGTCTATGGTAATAGTTTTATCCACTTCTTTTTTAGCAGGGAGTAATACAACACCGTGAACAACCTGCCCCGTAACTTCTGTGGTTTGCTTTTTTGAAACTCCGATACGATCTAGAATGGACTCAGCAGCTTTCATTCGCATGTCCATCTGGTTCAGCGGAGTTGTGCCATCAGCGTCCAAACCTTCTACGATACGTGTCGCAGCTTTTACGCCATTCACGGCTAAATAATCTTTGGTCCTTGCAGCAATCTCTTCACGCAGAGACTTCATAAGACTTGAGCGGGACGAATTGTATCCCGCTGTCTTCATGGCCTCTCCGACACGACCACCGTTCTCGAATAGCGCATCCAAGAATGCCGCTTGCTTTTCTGTCAGCTTGCGGCTAGGGTCTGTGCGAAAGGCGGTTCCTGCTACTGCTTTACCGGACATTAATCGATATACTTTGCTTTTCTAGTTATATTTGAATAAACTTTTCCACCATTAGCTAAATTTTGTTTAAAAAAGTTATCCACAAACTCTTGTTCTTTGTTTGTTAAAGGTTTTGTTTTTCTCTTTTCAATAAGTCTTTTGTATTTTTTAAATTGCTTTTCTTCTTCTTTGGACATTTCAGGTTTTGGACCTGACGGGCCTACTAAATCTTCAATACGTATAGACGGGTCTACCTTGTATACTGGATTACTTTTTAAATCATCACTCATGGGTTTAACCCATCATTTTTGTCATAAAGGACGACATAGACGCCATCGCTTGCTTTTCACGTTCTTCCTTTGCTTCTTTTGTCGTGTATGGCTCGCGAGGCGTCATCATCATAGCATCCATCTCACGCTTCTCTGGTTTCTCCATCGAACCAGCAGCAGGTACACGCCCA